CATTAATCTTTCACCTTGACGGACATAAAAATTATTCAACAAATCTTGCTTTATTAATTCAAAATCATACAATGCATAGTTTTCTGTATTAGTGTTTATAGTACTAAAACCTCTATACATCATAGAACCAGCTATCTTAGTGTTTGGACGGGCTGGTAATGTAATTTTATTGTAGATTGAAGCCATTAACTTCCTCCTTGTACCTTGTTAAAGGTATCTGTTTTTGTGGTATACATGCCGAACGCTGCCGGAGTAGGTGTTGTTGGGCTAGTAGTAGCCTTAGTATTATCTGGAGTAACGCTAGTAGGATCTAAATTTTCATGCCCAGGCCAAGGTTCAGTTTGTGGAATTCTGCCAGCTTTAGGCGTAGGAGTTGCGGCAGTAGCCACGCCCGAATTTAGATTAATGTTGCCACCGTCTATAGCTGTATTTGCGGCTAACACTTGAAAATCGCCACCTGGGTTGATTTTAGCTGTTCCGCCTATTTTGGCATTAAAATCTGCGGCAGTTTGTTGATTAATGTTTGCTCCAGAATTTAAATTAATATCACCAGTTGCTGTGAAATTGATATCTCTATCAGCGGTAATATTAAAATCATTTGCTGTGTGTAAGCTAATGCTATCTTTTGCATAGATATCAATTTTTCCATTGCTAGTTAATTCTATCCAAGCAGTACCACGACTATTCGCAATATAAATTAAATCTTCACTATTATGTAAAAGAATTTGATGACCGGTTCGGGTACGAATTCGAAATAATTCATTGTGAGGAATTGTTGGATCTCCGCTAGTGTCTCCTTGTTCTACTGCGGCATAAGTTGGAGGACCATCTCCTGCTTTTGTCATCCTTAAAAACTTATCGTCACCGTCATCCATGACAAATGTACTACCACCTAGTCTACTAACAAACTGTTGGCTGGTATATTCTTCACGTCCCACTGGGCCTTTCTTTGCGCCAGGCTGTTTATCGATTGGCCCAGGAGTTGAAATACCAAATACCATACTAGGCGATTCACGTCTGGCACTGCTTGTATTAAGACCGCGAATATCGTCTTTAATTAATCCTTGAGTTTCAAATATCTTTTTTAATGGGTGTTCTGGTTTTTTAAGTTGTGTTGGGTCGCTAGGAGAATCGTTTATCTGTTTATTATATTCGGCTGTCGGTGCCCTATCGCCGGTTCCTCCACTTACGTTTTGTGTAGCGGCTATTCCTGGCACCATAAAATTCATGTTTATATCAGGAACACATCCAATCCAATAACATTGTTTAGGATCTCCGTTTACAAACATTACCATTACAGTTACACCTACATCCGGTGGAACCATCCACATACCATAACTCTTTTGTGTATTATTATAATCATCAGGATCTTTTTGAACATACTTTGTACTAGTGACTCCATAAAACGGACTCATGTACTTTGCCTGTAGTAGTTCGCCTGCTGTTGAATTGCCGCCTGCTGGTCTTAGAATTTCAACTTCTAAAATTCCCATGTAGGTAGTATCAAGATTGTTTACAACTCTTGCTAAAAACGGGCCTGATTCAGATTTAGATTCTCCCGATGGTGCATAGTCAACTCTTTTATCTGTCATTGTTATTGTCCTACTGCACTTTTAATAAGATCGGCGGTTTGTTGTAGATTAACGTTACTAATACTAAACGTCGATGCGGCGCCAGTGCCAGTGCCTTGACCTCTTAATCTATTACCCGTTAATGTATTTGTAAATTTACCATCTTTAAAATTACATTCAACTTGCACAACTTTATATACTCCGGTAAACGGTGCTGGAGTTGTTGCGGCACTTATGTTATTATACAACCCAGTTGACTGATTAATATCAGTAGGGCTCCTAAAATTAACTTGAATATGAACTTCGCCGTTTTGATAATTCATAGTACTGTCTGTATTCAAATTAAGGCTTGCTTGGCTTGACGTATAATTTCCACTGCCGCTTTGTATGATATAATATGGATCGCCAATAATTTCCATGTTTAATTGAATCATGTCAGTTCCATCGCATATTGCATCATGAAATAATCTAGCCGCTTGTGTAAGTTGTGAGTCAGGGCCACCACCGCCTTTAAGTTGGCTTGCTAATGTTGTAAGACTAAATTTTGCAGTTGACGCATCATCAACTCCGCCTGGTGCAGCCTTTGTAGCGCCGTCTGGCAAAGGAGCAATAGATGGAGTAGGTTTTTGTTCTTTTGTTCCGCCTTGACTTGTTTTTCTTTGTTCGTCGGCGGTTGCTGTTAATGGGTTAGCTGCCATTGCTGTTGCAAAAGATGCAGAATATTCTATGTCAAACTTTAGTACATCAACATTTTTTCCAGTGTAGATATAATTGTATTGTTTAACAATTTCAGTTTTAAGTTGAGCAATACCTGGTGATGGTACGTTAGGCACTGCTACATTAGCTACGTGTGCGAGATATGGTATTACTCTATAAACTATAAGTTTAGGTTCTTTACCTGTTGCTTTTTCTGTATCGCCAATGTGGTATACCTGAGTATCAATTCTCCACCAAGGTCTAAATCCATCAGCGGTAATACTTGACTGGTCAAGTGCTGTGCGAATATATTCGCTTTTCATCATTACCTGATTGATGGAATTAATTATATCGCTATCCTGTGAAAATTTAAATTCACTAACTTTAGGATCTGTAGTCATTTTAGCACGAGTATTAACATTTGTTGTTGTATCATATACAACGTTTTCCTTGCTTGTGCCTGGATCTCCTTTTTTAGTTTCATCAAAATTTAAATTTGATAAACCTAATTGATTGCAAGATGCTTGTGCTTGTACTAGTGTTTGATTCGTAGAACTTCTTGTAAGTCCTAATGTCGAAGATACCGAATCTGCACTAGTAGCGTTTGAACTTTGTGTAGGACCTGTATTATTTTCAGTTTGGTCACCTTGTGCAGAACCACCAGATGCCGTGTCCGCTGGAAACATAATTACAATCTCGTCTGCTACTTGAACAACTTTATCTTCAACCATTTTTTTAAATCTTGCATTAGCAACTACTTGTAAACTTTTTTCACCAGTTTGCAAAACTTCTTGAACAGTTTTTCCTGAAACAGATACATCCGATTTATGTTGTACATATTCTGCCGCATGTGCATGATCGTTAGCAATGAACGCTGAACAGTTATACACCGAACCCTTTTCGGTAACTTTCATAGTTACTAACTGAAATTTAAATGGTAACTTTCTAGTAGTTTTAGGTATGTTAACTAGTTGCCCAGTTTCAGTATTTCCTCTAAATTCGATTGTTAGTAAGTATGGACAATCTTTCCAGTTTGTATAACCTTTAGCAAATGCCGCGGTTTCGCATGCTAGCATAAACATACCCATACTATAAGGTTCAATAATATCAAAACTTATGTTTTTAATATTGCTGTTAACGCCGTTTTGGAATCCAACGTTACCTTGTAGTACAACGTTGTTAATATAAAAGTCAAATTTTCCATATTTTGTATTAACTCTGTTGTTAGGTTGTGCATTTGCAGACTTGCAAATTAATTGATAATTGTTGCTAGTTATATAAGACGAGCTGTTATATGATGCTTTGTCAAGAATTGCAATACCTAATACATAATCCCAAGTTGCATAAGCAAATAATGGATTGGCTAATGGTAGTTTTTGTCCACCAAGTCCTTTAAATGCGCTTGTAATAGAAGAAAATAAACCAGATACTGTGTTAGCTATTGAACCTAATGCGGCTACTGGCCCTGATGACAATATGCTACTAGCAGAATCTGCTATAGATGTGACTGCACTACCAACTGCTTGGGCTCCAGCAGTTACACTAGCAGTTGCAGAATCAATAACACCTGGAAGACTATCTAAACTCATCTTATAATCCTAACAATGTAGTTAATCCGCTGCCTTTTGGTATGTAAATTTGTGTTCCTGGAACAAAATCTAAAATAGGATCTTGAATTACATCAAGATTACGTTGCATGAATACCCACCACAGATTAACATCACCATATAAGTCAAATGCTAACAAATCAGGTCTATAACTGTATTGTGGTTGTAGCGTATATAAAAAATCGTCGGCGTCTGCTGGCACTGGACGTATAGTTAATACGTCTAGGTAATTATTCTTAACTGGAGTAACAAACCACGGACTTGTATTTTTATAAGTTGCTGACATTTTTAAATGTATCCAAATGAATTGTTAAGATAACCGCCGCCGACAAATCTATCAAGACTAAAGTTCTTAACACTATTTCTACTGTAAACAGGTTGTAATGTAACTTGGAATGAACTCTTTGTAGGAACGTGAGCAGTGCCACCGCTAGTTGTTCCACCAAGTCCAAAACTTCCTAAAAGGCCTGCAACTTGTCCAACTCCGCCTGCTACACTACTTATTGCTCCTGTCACATCACTCAGCCCAGGAACGGCTCCGCCTAATGCGCCGCCGATAGAACCTGCTAAACCACCAATGCTATCTGCAACACCTTCCACTGCTCCGGCAGCACTACCTACAACATTACAACCAATATAATCACACTTCTCATCTAATGTTGTAGTAAAACTAGTCACAACAACTGGTACGTTTTTAAACACATAATTTCCGTAACCATTTAAAAATACAATAGGAGGAGGATTGCCAGCCTTAGGATCATTTCCGCTGAACATTTTGGTTAAACTTCTTAAATAATGAACTGCCGCAATCCAATACAACGCCTGTGTCGAATCTTCAACGTTCATAGGCGCTACAATTTGAATTTCGCCAGCATCGCTATTTTGATAAGCTCTAAACATATAATTGTTATGTATGGTATTAATGTTTGTATAAGTCGCTTTACTAGTCATAGTAATTTGCGGAGTATATGGAAAAATTAACCCACCAGCATCTTTTAATGGTTTAAAAACAGGGCTGGTTCTAAAACTAGTCCACTTAGGGAGGCTCATTCTGACACGCCAATCATTTGCATTAGCATCGCCACCAAAGCTGGCTACTGCACCCATGATATCGCCAATAGCTTCACCGGCCGCGGGCAAGTCAACACTTCGAATTGCACCCATAATGCCATCAGCGTTATACCCAGCTGATATGGCACTAGAAAGATTTGTAGCAGTACTAAACGCACTTGCACCTGCATTAATCAAGTTCGATGATGCGCCTATTGTCTGTATTAAGTTATCGCCTAAAGCCATAGTAAATATTCCTTTTTGGTATATTATTTATTTGACTTTATTAACTACGTAGTTTATAATTAACCTATCAGAGGACTCTAAAGGATGACAGCAAAAGTTAACTACCTAAACAACAAGGATATGTTGTTAGAAATACACCGTTCAAAAAGCTCATATTGCGTATTTGAAAAACCAGAATATCACCAATATGACATAATTTTGCCTAGTGTGGATAAAATCAATATTAGGACCGTTGCAGAAGCCAAACGTAACCGTGCAAAGCGGATAGGAGATGCAGATTACGCAACTCGTAAAAAGGCAGGAGAAAAGATTAAACAAGCAGATTGTGAAATTGATTACAAAAAAATTCCAAAGACAGATTTAGTTTTTAGAATTATGACATTTGATCATATTCCATTAAACAATACCCGTAAAAAGAATCCAAAAAGTTTAGCAGATCACAGGGATAAAGTAAATTTTCCACCATTCCAACATTGGAAATTTAATGATAACGATGAACTAGTATGCGTAGGTAAAAGCCATTGGAAGGGCAGTTTAGAAAAAGGTCATTTCGACAAAGATGCTGGCCAAATAACTAACACTTTAGCACGGATGATGTTAAAATTATGTGAGAGGTACGCAACTCGCGGTAACGTTCGCGGGTACACATACAATGACGAAATGAAGGGACAAGCTATTTTGCAGTTGACACAAATCGGTTTACAATTTGATGAAAGTAAATCAGACAATCCGTTTGCTTATTTTACTGCGGCTGTAACTAATAGTTTTGTTCGTGTTATTAATATTGAAAAACGCAATCAAAACATACGTGATGATATTTTAGAAATCAACGGCATGAATCCTAGCTACAGTAGAACTGGTGCTGGAGAACATGCGGCCGCAGTCAAGCGGTACAATGAGGACCATGAATGACAAATTTGTTTAAAAAAGTAGCCTGTTTTACAGATATACATTTTGGTTTAAAATCTAACAGTTCTGTCCACAACCAGGACTGTGAAGATTTTGTAGATTGGTATATTGCCAGGGCAACGGAGGAAGGGTGTGATACTGGAATATTTATGGGGGACTGGCATCACAATCGCAATAGTCTTAACATCACTACTATGGACTATAGCCTTAGGGCCTTGGAAAAACTTGGTCAGAGCTTTGAGCAATTTTATTTTTTTCCTGGTAATCATGACTTATATTACAAAGACAAGCGGGATATTCATTCTGTCGAGTTTGGCAAGTATATTCCAGGGATTACTGTTGTACACGAGCCTACTACTATTGGGGACGTCACTTTGTGCCCGTGGCTCGTGGGAGACGAATGGCGATCAGTAGGTAAGAAGGGTGGCAAATATATATTCGGTCACTTTGAATTGCCTAGCTTCTTTATGAACGCTATGATACAAATGCCCGATCACGGTGAAATTAAATTAGATCAGTTTAACAATTATGAACTAGGATTTAGTGGACACTTTCACAAACGTCAACAACAAAAAAATATGGTGTATATCGGTAACGCATTTCCGCACAACTATGCAGATGCATGGGATGACGACCGCGGTATGATGATACTTGAATGGGGAGGCGAACCCGAATATCACAGTTGGCCTGACCAACCTACATTCCGTACTGTAAAATTAAGTCAGTTAATCGACGACGCAGATAAAATTATTAAGCCTAAACAGCATTTACGTGTTACACTAGATATCGATATTACTTACGAAGAAGCTAGTTTTATTAAAGAAAAATTTATTACAGATTACGACATCCGTGAATTAACTTTAATTACAGAGAAAAAAGAAGTAGAAATTAATACAAGTATTGATATACAATCTTTTGAAAGTGTAGATCAAATTGTTAGTAGTCAAATTATCAACATTGAAAGTGATACTTACGACAAAAACATTTTATTGTCAATTTATAATAGCCTATGAGCATAAAACTTAAAGAATTAACGGTAAAAAATTTCATGAGCGTGGGCAATCAAACTCAAGCTGTAAACTTTGCACAAGAAAACTTAACACTTGTTCTAGGTGAAAATCTAGATCAAGGTGGAGATGACAGCGGAAGTCGTAACGGTACAGGTAAAACAACCATTGTAAATGCACTAAGTTTTGCTTTGTTTGGTAACGCACTTACTAACATTAAAAAAGATAATCTTATTAACAAGATTAACAATAAAAATATGTTAGTTACGTTATCGTTTGAAAAAGACGGAACAGAATATCGCATTGAACGTGGACGTAAACCTACTATTTTGCAATTCTTTGTAAACGACCAAGCGCAAGAAACTGATGAAACGGATGACGCCCAAGGCGACATGCGAGAAACACAAAAAGACTTAGACGATTTGTTAGGTATGAGTCACGATATGTTTAAACATATTGTAGCACTCAACACATATACAGAACCATTTCTAAGTATGCGAGCTAATGACCAGCGTGTAATCATCGAACAATTACTGGGTATAACATTACTAAGTGAAAAGGCAGAAGGTCTTAAAGAGATAATTAAATCTACTAAAGATGCTATCATACAAGAAAGTGCAAGTATCGAAGCTGCCAAGAAAAGTAATGAAAATATTCAGAAAAGTATCGATAATTTATTAACAAGACAAAGTGCTTGGAATAATCAACATACCCAAGACTTAGAAAAAACTGGGCGGGCTATTGTAGAATTAGAGGGTGTAGATATCGAAGCTGAACTTGCTAAACATGCAGAGCTCAAGGCTTATGATGAGAAATCAGCGAAGCTGAAAAGCCTAAATAAGGAGCGGGCTACGTTAGAAAGCGCGATAGCGCAAGCGGAGCGAAGCGTCACAAAGTATGACGGCGAGCTCGCCAAGCTGGCTAACAAGACCTGTCACGCATGTGAACAAGAATTGCATGATCACAAGCATGAAGAAATGACTGCTATCGCACAGGGTCACCTGGATGAAGCCCGAAAGTATTTTGACAAGGTTACTAAAGATCTTGAAAAAATTGTTAAAGAATTAGAAGAAATAGGCGAAGTAACTGCAAGGCCCAATACTTACTATGATACTGTAGAACAGGCATTAAAACATCAAAATAATCTAACTACCTTGGAAACACAACTAACTGTTAAAGCTGGGGAAGTAGATCCTTATCAAGAGCAAATTGATGAATTAACTGACACAGCTATTCAAGAAATCAGCTGGGATCGTGTCAACGAACTTAACACTCTTAAGGATCATCAGGAGTTTTTGCTCAAGTTGTTGACCAGCAAGGATTCATTTATTCGCAAAAAGATCATAGATCAAAACCTAGCGTATTTAAACAACAGATTAACCTATTACTTGGACAAGATGGGGTTACCTCATACTGTTATGTTCCAAAATGATTTAAGTGTTTTGATCACACAGCTAGGGCAAGACTTAGACTTTGATAATCTAAGTCGAGGCGAACGAAATAGACTAATTCTTGGCTTGTCATGGAGTTTCCGTGATGTATGGGAAAGTCTATATCAGCAGGTCAACTTGTTGTTTGTTGATGAACTTATCGACAACGGCTTGGATGCTGCCGGTGTAGAAGGTGCCTTAGCGGTACTTAAGAAAATGGCCCGGGAACGCAAGAAGAATATTTTCTTAATTTCGCACAAAGACGAACTGATTGGTCGTGTAAACAACGTATTAAAAGTTGTTAAAGAAAATG